TCGACAATGCGGTTAACGTTGCGCCGGACTTCTTTGATTCCCCTGACTTTAACGCCCACATCAACCTCCTGTAATAATCGCCCAGTCATCGACAAGGCGATCAAACGTGTCCTCAAAGCGGACGGACTGCATTATCTGGTCAGCGCCAGCTTTCAACGGGTCCGGCTCAGCAGAGATGCCAATCAGGATGTAATCGCCTGTATCGGCGTCAGCAAACTCAGTCCAGATTGTGTTTTTAACCACCAGCTCCGAACCGAGATTACCGATCCGCCTACTCAACCCACCCTGGAAGCCGCAGTCAATGACTACAGGCGCAGCAAATCCCATCGGGTCGCCATATTCATCCTGCCCCTGCAGCCGCTTCCAGAACGTTGCCTTGCCGGTATATGACCATCGGGCAAGCTCGGACATGGTTATTCCCTCCAGCTCATTACAGTGGGTTTTAGTGCGGCTATGCGCGGGCAGTTAATCCGCCACTCGCCAGCCTCGTTAACGTAGCCCGTTGTCCGATGACCGCTATCCGTTTTTACCCAGACGCGCCGGAAAGGCTTGGGTGGTTGTGCCGATGGTTTCCAGCTCATCGAGTGCCACCTGACATGCACCCGCTTTTACCAATCCAGATACCTGCAAATGCCTGTTGTGTCGGATCGGCGGGGATCAAATCCGTGGCACAGCCGTTTTTGTCGAGTCCCTGTAGAAGCGCCAGCGACCCCTTCCAGCGGTCTGAGAAAGACTGATAGCGGAATGACCGTGACGCGCCGGAAGGCGCTGACTGCGAGCTGATGTATTTATCTCCCTGTCCCAGCCCCATCAGCCCTAACAGATACATCTGGATCAGTAATGCGGTCGCTGGTGGATAGTTGGCATCCAGACACGCCTGAATACTGTTTGCCTGCTCCACCAGCGCCTCAAGGATAAAATCAGGCAAAGTAATGCCCTGGCTTGATAAATACTCCTTTGCCTGTGCTGTAGTAACCATGCGCACCTCTGCAAAAAGCCCTCCGCAGAGGGCATAAAAAAACCGCCTGAGCGGCGGCTGTTATTCAGTGGTTGGGAAAAGCTTTTCCAGCTCGCCATCCGGCAATAGTTCTGCCAGCCGGTCAGCTCCAAGGCTGCCTTTGTACTCAATACCGAGTTCATCAAGCCGGGCAGTAATGATGGCTTTACGCGCCTTGTTATCAGTGGTGGCTTCCGGGGTAGCCGGGACCAGCTCAGCCGATGCTTTATCAGACAACTTACGGACATGAGGCTTTAAAGAAGGGTGGACGGTTTCAAGTTCCACCACATCACCAGTCGCCACACCGTACCAGGGCCTGATTACTTCGTATTTGTCAGCCATTATTATTCCTTAGTCGAGATTTGCGCCGTAGAGGACACCTGAGAGACCTTCATCATCACGTTTGATCTGCAAGCCTTCCGCAGACATGATCTGGAAGTTGTAATTGCTCTGCGGCATAAGGCGCGGCAGAGGAACAACGCCAACAGCCATCCCCACCAGCGGCGAGATGACATCCTTGCGGCGCTCATATGCAATGAACTCGTTGCCATTCAGCGCATAAGTCATCCGCACGTCTTTCACAGGCATGAACTTTTTAATGGCATCAAGGACTGTCCCGCTCACCAGAGCATTAGTGCCGCTATTAATGTCGATCAGGTACGGTTTACCCATGTTTGCCCAGATTTGGGAGCTAACCCAGAGCACGTCATAGGCGGTGACTTTATTGGCCTGGGCAGTCAGTCCGAACGCACCAGTAGTACCAAAAAATTCGAGTAACTGCGCTGGGGTGGCTTTGGTAAGGTCGATGTTTGCACCACCAGCACCGCTGCCGAGGTTAATTTTCTGCGTGTTGCGATGGTTTTTGACGCCCTGCGATTTCAACCCATCCACGGAGATGTTGTCATTGCCGTTGAGGTAGGCTTTAACGCGGCGTTTGTGGAACTTGCGCATTTTTGCTGCCTGCGAATCCAGCGCCAGATCGATTCCAACCGTGCTCAATCCAGCAGCATGACGCCAGTTAACACCGTAACCTGCAGTGAATACCGGAATCGGGTCGCCATCGCTGTCGTACTCAGTGTGATCGAACGAATATGGAGCCTGTCCATCAATGCTCACTGATACATCATCAGCGATATCGCCAACGACGGTATAAAGTTTTGCAGTTTTGCCGATGTTAAGGACCGTCTGAACGCTCATCAGGTCATTGACAATTTCCATGCCGGTTTCCTGATCGCGCAACTGGATAACCTGTCGGTCAATCTCAGCCCAGAACTCGCGAGTAAGGCCGCCGATGGTGTTCACAGCCAGCATTTCCGCATCCATCACGCTGCGATAGGCGTTCACCATGATGTCGTTATGATGGTTAAAGATGTTGCGGTTGGCCCATAGTTGATTCCAGTGCCCCTGAAGGCGACTGTTTGTTGCCAGTGTTTCAGCGGTAAAATACATTTTTTTCTCCTGATTATGCGCCAGCGGCAATGGTGCCAACACGCATGCGCACACGAATGAAATCGGCTGTATCGGTCGCAATCGTGGCATCATCCTGGCAATAGCCGATCACCGAGTCAGTGTCAGCGGTTGCCGGTGTGAAATTGCCATTGGTGCTGAGTTTGATCGGGGTGTCTTTGGCATATGTCCCCGGACCACAGCGCAATGCCAGCTCGCGGCCCTCTTCCACATAATTGCCCACCGCTGAATCACCAGCAGGAACCGCGTCAGTAATTGAAAGTCCCTGATGATGTGCGACGTCAATGATGTAGATGCGGCCACGTAATGACGTAGCCTGCACAAATTCATCATCGGCGTTGATGACTGCGGCGCTTCCGGGCAGCAGGTCTGTAGCTGCCACACGAGTTTCGGTCTTATAGAGTGATTTCCCGTCGATATTGACGCGACGATAACGAGCCATTACGCAGTACCTCCGAAATAAGTCGCTGGGTCTGGTGCGCCGGTCAGTGCCGGGGCTTTAGCGCTGTTGGCCCCGAGGTGCGCAGCTTCACCCATCTTGCTGAACATCTCCTTCAGCGCCTCGCCTGTCAGCGCATTGGCAATGACTTCACCATGAACGGCAGCCACCGCGTCACGCATGGTTTTCTCCTCAGCGCGGGCGTTGGCGGTCAGGGTGTCAGAGAGCGTTTTCTGGTTGGCCTGAATACCTGCCAGCGCATCTGTAATGGGTTTCAGCGTGGTCTCGTTATTCGCAGTGATAGCGCCGCTGACGATGTTGCCGATTTGCTCGACATCTTCTTTGGTTAAAGGCATTTCGCCCTCCTTATGGTGATTGTTCGTTGCAGGACCATCCTGCGGTGTGAAAATTGATTTGAATTTGTTGGCTACGATTGCCACCCATGACTCCTGACGAGCCACCTTTGAGCCGGTATCATCAAACGTGATTTTTCCGCCCTCATTGGTGTAGCCGTAAACCTGCGCGTCACTCCCGTTACGGATGATAATGGCCTGCGAGTCAGTGAAATCGGCGATCCAGGCGTACTCATCTGGGCCGGTCACAAATTTATCGCGGGCAGCCTGTTCCAGACGGCGCTCGCGCTCGCGGTAGCTTTCCCCCACCAGCGCGCCGGAATTAGGTTTGAGTGTTCTGGCCTGATCGGCATTAACCATCAGGCCAACGCCCTGCTCTGGCTGGGCTGCGCCAACCTCATGCAGCAGGATGGCGTCATGGTCCATGGCGTTAATTTTCGCCACCCATTCAATGCCCTGGGCTTTTTGCTCTTCACTGGCCTCCAGCTGGTCGAGAAACACGGCAACGCTGGTATGGATCGGTGGCACATCCTCGCCGCGCTCAATGGCTGCCACACGATCCAGCAGCTCGCGCCCACCCTCGCTCTGATTGGCAACGGTGGTATCGACCCATTTCTCTGCATAAACGCGATTGCCAGACTTCTTCACGTTGCGATTCCACGCACCGATGTGACCGACATTGATGCCCTCTGGAGAGAACGCAGAGACAAACTGCCCGTTAACGGTCGGATGACCGAGTGGTGCCAGCGTTCCCTCCAGCCCCTGATAATGAGCGTCAATTTCTGAGGCCGGATACAGGCCGCCGTTCATCACAACGTTTGCCGGTAGCGTGTAGCTCGGCAGGACCAGATGCGGGCGACCGTTATGCGTTTCGCGGCGAATAGACTGATTGTTCACCCTGGTGGTGACGTTAATCTGCATAGGCATGGTTATGTCTCAATTAGGCTGCGTGCTGGTGGCC